TGTTTAGCCTTTGATGTTACCTTATCATGTAATACTGCATCTTTCCAACAGTGTGCCTTAAAACTACACATAGTACAAGGCTTGGGTAATACTTTATTTCCAGTTCTTACCTCTTGTCCATCTAGCTTGTATGTTTCAAACACATCTTTAAATGGTACTTTGAACTCTAATGACTCATCGGTCAATACTTTAATTCTTTTCTTAGCATCAGCTAAATATTCTTTTCTGTCATCTCCTTGCCACTCAGGTGCTTCAACAACAGCAACTTCTCCACTTGATTTGTTTATAACTATCCAACCACCAAACGGCAACCCAGTTGCTTCTCCATACAGATGACCTTGCATGATGTATCCAAACGGATCATCTTCTTTAATCTTTTCATATCCACCGTATCCAGTGTACTTAAACTTATATGCCCACTCACTTGCAGACTTTATATCCCAAACTTTCTCTTGTCCAAACTCATCACGTATAATTAAATCTAACGTGCCACTTACATCTGTTCCATCTATTGTGAGTTTGACTGCTTTCTGTTTAGCCACGATATCAACCCCTGCCTGTTCAAGCACAAGCACTGCTATAGATTCTACTATATCTCCGAATAGAAATCTGAATAAAAGGTTGTAGGGTGTTTCTTGTTCGATGCCACGTTTCTCAAGTAATTGCTGACAGACTGGTCTGCCTAAACCTGACATACGTATCTTATAACTTTTCTCTTTGTTTAGCTGTACAGTCACAGCATCTTTGCACGAATTTGCAAAGTCCAAAACGGCTTCAGGGGGAAGAGTTACTTCCCCCCTACTAGCACGTTCCATATAGTCTTGGATTTTAAACTGGAGAAGCATTGAAATCGTTCGCCAAGTTATCATCTGCTTCTACGATTTGTAGTTTAGATGAGTCTCTGCTTTGCTCTAAGACAGATTGATTGGCTGCCTTAACAGTATCAGCAAACTTTTTCATTAACTCCTTATCTTCGTTTGATATATCAGTTTCGCTTTTAAGAGTTGGAACTGGTGTCCAGTATGTTACCGATCCTCTCTTTTGCTTAGCCGTTGCCATATTGATCCAACATTTCTGCATGATCTTCTTTTGTTTGGTTAGGCTTTCGATAAAATTCTTCATTGGCACGAACCCTGACTTCTTGAAGTAAGCGACTACTGGATGATTCTCAACCTTGACTGGTTCTTTGTTGGCTTTTGTAAAATCGCCACTAATAACACAGTACAGTACTTGGTTACACACTGCAGTACGTGATCTTAATTTAACTGGATCATCGTCACTTAGTTTCTCTTCTTCTGCTACAGATAGACGACCACACTTATTGCCACCCTCTGTATCAGGAAAGTCACCTGACATGGTAGGTTTCTGTACAGACTTACAAGAAAATGTTCCTTGCTCCTGATCAAACACGCTCCATTCGTAGGTTCGTAATATTGGTCTAATTAAAACTGTTTTGGCGTAGACCATTTCGCCTTCATACATCATCTTCCAATCACCACGAGTAAGTGTCTGACCATCTTCAGTCTCTACATCGTAGTTTATGTTTAGTCTTGATAGACCTTGATTAGACTTTGAACTGGTTGTCTGTCCAGTCAAGTTCATCAAAGATTCTATATCATCATTACTGAAAGATCCAACAATGTTATCAATTTCAGTATTCATAGTTTGTACGTTTGTGTCCATAAAATTTATCCTTTTCTATTTAAATTAAGGTTAACGTAATCAGAGGTTACAAACTTACTTCAGATAAGTCAAGCCAATTATTTCCTATTTTTAATTCTATACCAACTGGCATGTCATATTCTATGCCATACCTACGTTTCGTCTCACTTGGCAAACACAACATAGCTTCAGAAAGTACCTTGATACATTGATCTTCTTCACTTGGATGCACATCAAGAACGATGGAATCATGGACTGTGTTGCATATAACTGACTTCATTTGTTGTTTTCTCATCAGTCTATCTAGCCTTACCAACGCAATAGGCAATAGATCAGCCGTAGCGAACCCCTGAACAGGGTAATTACATATAGCAGTACGATTGGTAGCTGAACCCCATTCTGTCCACCTAGCGTCAGGAAACGAGTATTCTCGACCTGACGGCAATTTAACGAGTTTTGTAGTGACGGCTTCTTTTTCTAACTGTTTGTGCCACTCACTGACTTGTTCGTACTTTTCTTTGAACCTTTGATAGTATTGTTGCTGACTACGTGTGCCACTCACACCACCATATAAAGGTTTGAATGTGTGTGCTTTAGCTTCCTGTCTAGAGCAACCTATGATGGATGCTGTATAGCTGTGTACATCTGTACCTTTTTCTACATCGTTGTACACTTGTTTATCTTTGGCGAGAAAGCCTGCTACTCTGAACTCTAACTGTGAGTAATCGCCCTCAAGTATTTTACCACCGTCAAATCTACTTTCAACAACCTTACGTATTGCAAACGTTGAACCACGTGGCATGTTTTGAAAGTTAGGATTACGACTAGATAGCCTACCAGTTGCAGTTACACATTGCATAAACTCAGGGTGGATAAAACTATCATCATCAACATTGTTCTTCATACCCTCAACAAACGTAGACAAATAGGTACGCAAAGCATTGTATCGTACATACGCTTCACAGAACTCACGAGCATTACCGTCTAGTTCAGATAGCCTATCTTCGAGAGTTACCTTGTCTGTCTTGAAACCTGCAGATGCAGTATCTCTAACTGTACGTGGGATCAACTTGAACCCTGCCACCTCGCCAGTAGATGTATAGACTACACCTTTGCCTATACAGTCCTTGCATATACGCTTGGCTTTACCAATGCTGCCGTCTTTCTTTAGTGGTGTTACTCTTCCTGATCCGTTGCACGGCTGACACTGGCGACCAATAGTTTTGTACACAATGTCAGTCATACGCCTGACCGACCGTACAAAGTCCGTGTTCTTCATGCGAGTTCGCATTTTTGGCTTGATTGTGTTGCCACGCATCTCGTGTCCTAGATTGAATGTCATTGACCACAGTGCTTTATCTTTTACTTTGCGAGAGTAAAGCAACATGCTTTTGTCGTCAGGACTAGCTAGATTGATAGGCGTATCGCCCATAGCTTCTTTTGCCAGTTCATTCAGCCTGTTCTCCAAGACGTGCATTTCATCTTCATATTCTTTTTCTATTTGATCTAGGGTATCTAGGTTAATCTTCAATCCGTTGTGTTCTATCCTAGATAGCACATCAGTCATTTCAAATGACAGTTTCAGTGTCTGTTTCATATAGTTCCTCAAATGTTAAGCCAAAGGCTTCTAGTTGTTTTACTGCAACCTCTTCTGTTGCAATCACGTCTGCTATTCCATATTCCTCTACTATCTCAGCAGGGATGTCGAAGAACGTTTTCCCCTCTTTAAGATACGGTGTAACCAAGTCCGTTTCTTTTTGGGTAACGTTATAGCGTTTTGCAAGAGCATCAAGTGCCAAAGACCAACGCCTTCCTTTCGACCGAAGATATTCTGCAACCATCGTATCATATATCACTCCATCATATTTAAATCCACATGCACGTAACCACATGATGTCGAACTTTATGTTTTGTCCGACAAGCACGTCAGTTTTGTCCAAGTCATTTTGTATTCGATTTACAGTTTCTGATTTGTACCACGTGTCTTTATCTTTGTGGTAGAAAAATTCATAGTTAACATCTTGGTTTAACAACCACTTCCAACCCACTGATACCAAACGGTTATTGAAGTAGGGCAAAGCAGTAGTGCCACCACCTTGTCTGTC